GGTCTCGGTCCCTGCAACGTAGCCAGCGTGGCTAGTATTCACGATACTTCCGCCTCCGCCTCCTGCTTCATCGGCTTGGCTGCAACCATCACTGCCCCCACCGCCGGAGTAACCTCCGCCAGCGCCGTTAGCGGCATAACTCATACCACCACCACCACCAAAGCCACCTTCGTTTTGGTATAAGGTACTACCAGTACAGGCGTGATTAGAACCCCCAGGGTTACCATCCCCTCCAGTAAGACCTTGGCGATAACCAAGCCCATAATAGCCATGATTATCCGCACCGTCAGATGTGCCAATTTGCTGGCCCTCTGATAGAAATCCGCCGCCGCCGTCACTAAGGCGTCCGCCGTCTCCACCCTGTCCATTAGTTCCGCCTTCGCCATAATCGGAGCCGTGACCTCGGCCACCGTTGGCACCAAAGCGCCCACCGTCACCTCGGTTATCACTAGAAAAGCCACCACCACCACCGCCTGCAATCACGAGGATTTGAGACGTCAGTGCGTTTGTGTAGTTACCTTCGTCAGCAACTACGAAAGTACCTCCTCCACCAGACGCCTGTGCTTGGCCTCGCCCTTTGTGACCGCAGCATATAGTTATCTTTTGACCCTCAGTAAGCTGGAAGCGACCACGGGCCAAGCCACCTTTAGAGTAACCTACTCCGTTTCGAGTAAATGTCCCGCCGACTGCCCCACGGGCGGAAATCTCATACACTCCGTTAGACGGAACCGTCCAAAGCTGATACCCATTAGTGGTAACATTGTAAAAAGTGTTATCCAACATCCACGGGTATGTGCTAGTATCATAAACGGCTAGAGATTGGCTGTAGTCTAATCCGTATCGGACAGAGGCACTTGCGCTGCCCCTAAATTGAAAAACTGTGTTTTTGGGAAAATCGTATAAGCCACCCGCAGAACCACCACGACCTATAAAAAAGTTTGTAGGTAAACTCATCTGTTTACCCCCTTAAACCGTGTAGCCGGTGGCGGAAGCGAAGATTTTGAAGGGTTCATAGCAGTGCACGGACACAACCCAGTAGCGATGGTCTGCCCACGTTGGTTCAGTTGCGTCAGGCCATTTAATAGCACTGGCAAAAGATAGAAAATAGCCACTAGCACTGCGGTCTACCACAAGCATTGTAGTGCGCCCTACAGCCGTGTTCTGAGGATTTATGCTGCTGTTTGCCGTCAAAGTAATATGGTGTAATGGTTTTTTAAGGCTGAAGTAAGTAGCACCCGATCCATTGGCCGTATCAATTACAGGCTGAAGGTCCGTGTACGTTCCTGATATAGCTTTGTTGAAGTCCCATGTGTCTGTTGCGCTGGTGTAGAGCATCGTAGCAGACGCACCGTCTACTGTAATCCCCGCACCGTTAGCCGCAGCCGCATCTGCCGCACCGTCTGCGATAGTGATGTTTAGGTCTGCTACATCAAGAGTAGTGCTGTTCACCGTGGTGGTTGTGCCGTTAACCGTGAGGTTGCCTGAAAGCGTAAGTGCCGCAGCGTTTACCGTGCCTGTGAAGGTCGGGTCAGCTAATGGTGCGTAGCCAGCCGCAGCCGCTTGTACGGCAGCTACTTGTGTAGTGCCTTCCGTATTGACTAGGCCCACCTGAGTAGTACCCGCAGTATTAACCGCTGCAACTTGCGTAGTACCCGCAGTATTAACTAATCCGAATTGCGTAGTGCCTTCAGTATTAACTAATCCGACTTGCGTAGTGCCTTCAGTAATCACGCTGTTAACAGTAACCGTGGGCGTAAGAGCCTCGACAGCCTTGCCTAGCAGAAGAAACTCTTTGCCCTCCGTAGTGCCGGTGGTGTTATTCATTTTAGTGTTGAGGTTTGTCTCAAGTGTAGTGGTGTTCAAAGCCATGTTATATACCTGCCAATGCTAAAGTTTCGACATCATCGATGAGAGCATCGACTGTTGTTTTGTTGTAGTGGTCTGCCAATTCAAAGGTGCCGAAAGATACGATAGAAACCGTATCCCCAGCCGCCGCTGCAGAGGCCAAGACCACATTGGCTCCATCTGTTGCGGTAAAGTCGGAAGGTGCTAATTTCACACCGTTCAAGTACACATCAACGTAGGTAGGATCGTATACCGCTGCGAAGCTTGTCTGACCTGCAGTAGCCTCATAGTCCTGACGCTCCGCTGTACCGTTTACGGATGAACCAGCGTTCTGGAAGCCGCTAGAAGAGCGTACCTTTAGAACCTGTGCTGTGGTGTCGAACCAAAGGTCACCCTCAGTTACGTTTGCACCAGTAGGCTGGTTAGCTGATACGAAGTAGGTATCGAAGAAGTCGTTAACATTATTGATATTATTCGCCACAGTATTGACTGATGCAATTGACCCTCCAGTGAGGTTCACGTTAGCAATTGATGCGGCTGTTGTGTTTATAGAAGCAATGTTGGTTGCAACCGTTCCTACGTCTGCTTGGGTAGCCCAGTATTTAGCAGAATAGTTTGTACCATCTACCGTGCCATCAGTCTTTATTGCCCAATCTTGTGCAGTGTTTTCAGAGGCGAGTGCGTTAGCTTCCGATACCGCAGCATTTGCCTCAGATGTAGCCGCTGCCGCTGCACTGGCAGAAGCCGCCGTAGCAGAGCCTAGAATGCCGTCAGTGTAGCCTTTCGTGCTTGCATCAGTGGCGACAGTGGGTGTGCCAAGGTTTGTAATCTTGTTACCACCCATACCCAGCGAACCAGACATAGTATCACCAGCACGAGTTACCTGCAGAGCATCCTGTTGATCTGTGTACTGCTTAGACGAAGCCTCAGTGTTAGCTGTTGGTAGCGGTAGACCTGTAACCGTAGCACCTGACATAATCAGGTTGCCCGTCATGGTGTCGCCTGTATCAGCTACCTTACCAGCCAACGCCGTAGTCATTGTGGTGCTAAAGTTAGCATCATCGCCCAGCGCAGCCGCAAGTTCATTAAGCGTGTCTAAGGCTGCGGGTGAGGCATCGACTAAGTTTGCTAAACCAACATCAACGTAATTGCGTGTGGCGGCATCTTGTGGATTTACCGGATCAGTAAGGTTCTCAATGGTAGCGGCTGAAGCGCCATCCATATTCAGTGTACCGTTGATGGTCACGTTGTTGAACTGAGAAGATCCCGTAGTGGCTGTGACGTTGCCTGTGATGTCACCTACAAACGTACCGGTTGTTGTACCGGTGGCTGTGATGTTGTTGAAGGTCGATGTACCTGCAGATGTTACGTTACCTGTTACATCGCCTACAATGTCGCCTGTGAAGCCGCCTGTGGATGTGATTGTCGTACCAGTGATTGGGCTGGCTGTGTTGCCGCCGATAACCGTACCATCAATCGTACCGCTGTTAGCATCAACTTGGGCTAAGGTAGTCAGCCCGGTTACACTTGCTGTTGTACCGTTTAGCGTACCGACTGTAGTTACGCCAGTTACGTTTAGCGTACCGCCGAAGGTAGCATTCTGCGTACCATCAATTGAACCGGATAGAAACAGATCTTTGTAGCGATTGGTTGTTGTACCAACGCTTACTGTGTTTGTTACTTCCGGTGATATTTCTGTAGCTGTTTGTCCTACTGCTTCAAACCATATCGCCGCAGAGGATGTGTTGTTCACGCAGATAAAGATACGGCTAGTGCTAGTGTTAAGCCAGATAGATCCGGGTGCGTAACCTGCAGCTACATCATCTGTAATCGTAGGATTTGATGTTGCAGTTACGTTGCTCTTACCGCCGGTGCCGCCGTTGATGGGTAGCAGATAGCCAGATACAGAAGTCTGTAGATTTATTGCGGGGGCATTACCTGCACTGCCATCGTGTGAGTGACCGCCAGTAGCATCAAAGGCGTTTCGTAGTTGGTTAAATTCAGCATTCAGCGGTGGTGCAGTAATCTCTGCGCCGTTGATAATATCCGCTACTGATTGGCGTGTATAACCTGCCATACTTTATCGCCTTCCTGAAATCGAAAATTCAAATACTAGACCTTGGATCGAATAAGGTTCTGATTGCCCAACCGTCACGAAGGTCGCCCGTGAGGAAAAGCCAGACCCTTGAATGTCTGAAGTCATAATTGGTTTGGAGTTACCGCCGTACAGGATGTTCGCACCGGCAAAGTCAATGTTTCTTCCGCCGTACTCCACAGGACCACCTGCACTGGTTTGGGAGTATGAGGACGGGCGTGATGTGGTGTAGTCGCCCCAATCGTAGGCCATAGACAGAAAGACCTCTACCGGACCTTCAGCACGAACAAAGGTGTTTACCTTGCGCATGGTCTTGCGGGTTTCTGTGTCACCAAAGTCCAAATAGGGCGTGGCGTATACTGCAAGGATGTCTCCACCATTAAAGCTGGTGCCTTGCTCTTGGCGATACACTTTGCCGTCATAGTCGCCGTGCAGAATGTATTCTGTGCGCCCAATGTAATCAGATGTGCAGCATGAAGCCCGGATGCCTGTAAGCTCTCCAAACTCCCAGCCAATGGAACCCTGTTGATCTGCAAGACCACCAATAATGCCGTAGCTGTCTGTGACCTCTGTATCGTCATCGTCTACAAAGAAGCGAACCTGAGACTTACCACGAATAACAACACCGTTAAGGTTATCCATGTCGTAGTTGCGAATCATGTCCACCAGAGTGACCTGAATAGGTTTTGATAGCGTCTGGATCTCGACATCACCGATGCGGGATGTACCAGCAACCGGGCGGAAACCTTCTGGGGAGAGAAAGATTAGATCCCCACCAATTTCCAGTACGCTGTCCCGTGCGACACAACCCACATTGGCTGTGACCTGATCCAGAACAAAGCCTGCAGTAATATCAGGGCTTACCTTCTTGATGCCGTTAATACCGAATACAAATAGATCGTCACGGAAAGGTTTGAACTGAACTACGTTAAAGCCCGGAGTGATCTGACCACCACCGGATGCTGCAGTGAAGTTATATGGATCAGCAGGTGCTGAGTGACATATAACAGCACGGGACGTTAAGTCGCCGCCTAAGAAAATGTGGTTCTCAAAGACTTCCACAATTGCTGGGGCGTTAAGGATCTGGTCGCCACCGGGGCTGGACGAAGTGCCAGTATTGGTGCTGTTAAGCTGTTTCCAGTTTTGACCATCAAAGATGATTGCGTTGTTAACACCGTCTACGAAGATGATGTTAGAGCCATCGCCAAAGTCAAACTGAGTATGACGCAGCTTCTTAACTGTACGAACACCATCTGTGGTGTTGAGCGTAAGGCTGTTGGTCATTACCTGCCAGCCAACAAAGTCTATGAACTTGTAAAACTTATAAGTGTTAGCACCTACATCCTTACGGGCTGCAATGATGTACGGATTACCAATGTGTTCGTTCTTGTAAATCGCTACACAAAGAACCGGACCTTCGGCTACGCCAGCGCCTACCTCTACATTGAGACCACCTAAGAGCGTATACCCTTCGATGCGGCGATACCCGCCATAAAGGCTAGGCTCATAGTTAACTAAGCGTGTGGCTGCACCGGATGCTGCCTCAGACAGAAACAAATGGTTTTCGTTGCTGTTTAGACCACCAGAACATACAACTTTGAAACTCTGGATTTCGTCAGCCATTAGAACTTGATCCTTGTATCACGGATGTATTCGTAGCTGTTGATGAATAGGGTCTGCAGATCTTTAAGACCTGCTTGGAAAGCACCGTAGGCTGCATTAGCGGCCTCTAGGTTATCCTTAAACATGTACAGGTGGTACAAAGCACCATCCACAATAACGGTATCGAAGCTGGCTGGGATGCGGGATACATCGCTGTAAGCTATAAGATCGGCGTAGTTCAGATAATACCGAAAGCGCACACTGTACGCCTTGTCCGGTGATGGTGATAAGCCAAAGCCTGTGCCGTGTGATGGGAATACATAATCAGGAAGGGACCGACCTGTGGCACCAGCCTCATAGTCACTGTCCCGGTGTTGAGAATACCATTCATCACGCTCAATAGCTTTCAAGGTTTTAAAGCTTGTGCCTAAAGAACTATCCTTCTGGATCTGAAAAGTATTAAAGTCGGCAATCTTAAAGTAATCAGGCCAGTCGTATTCTGTACGACCGGGTGTTAAAACCTGTGTATGCTCAGAAGCATTAAAGGGCCATTCAAACTCAGCTTGATTGATTTTGGCAATAGCGGCCTTGACCGCATCTTTAACCAAAGCCTGAACGCCACGAACCGATGAAAAATCATCGGCTGCGATCTCTACCTCATTGATGCGGCGAAGCACCATGTTACATAAATCTAGGTAAGTACTAGGCATGGATGATCCTTAAAGAAGGGTGTTGGGGGCAAGTTGCCCTGCCCCCGCTCGGCTATTAGGCCAAGTTGTAGTTTGCAGTGATAAGTCCTTCTGGGCGAAGGATTTTTCTGCCGAATAGCTGCATGCCCCGGACAACGTCTGCGAATGTGTCTGGTGAGCGGAAGCTCTCAGTTTTCGCAATTTGGTCAGCTACTGCTACTGAGGAGTCATGGCCTGCGACCAGAACACCAAAGTTAGTTGCAGAACCTGCAGAGGCAGATGTACCAGCCCCTGTACCTTTGTAAGGAAGGTTGTTGGACTGATATACACGGAAGCCACGGATGGTGCCGGGAAGGCGACCATTGCGTACTTCTGAGTCTCCACCGTAGTCGGAATTTATGAGCTTTGCGTCTTCGTCCATAAGGATTTCTTTGAAGACCGGGTCTACAACGATCCAGCGACCATCTGTGTCCACGTTAGCTGCGTCCATAAGACGAGCCATGCGGTTCAGAACAGCCAAAGGCGAAGTCAAAGCACCAGCACCGCCACCTGCAGTTACAGGAATGGAGTTAGCTGCAGTGGAACCACCGAAGACACCTTGTGTCAGCTTGTTAGCTGCCAGCAATTCGTCTGCGCCTGCTGCTGCATTTGATTTAGTACCTGCAGCGGCTGTACGAGCCGCCCATGCAGAACCGCTCCATGAGTAACCAGACATGTAGCCCAGAACGTCTTGGTCAAATGCATCACGCAGTTTGAAACCAGCACGGTCTGTTGCGAGGTCCATGAACGAAACATGGGAATGGGCTTCCTCGATGTCATCTAAAGCGAACTGGAAGTAGTTACTTTGGTCAATAATCATAGTAAAATCAGCATCTTGCAAGTCTTGTGTCGCAAGCGTAGTGCCACGGGCATAAGAGTTGATTGTGATTTCGGGTTCTTTGATAATTTTAACACTGTCGCCCATGTTAGCGATTTCGCCAGCATAGTCTGTGTTTGTGATGTCTTCTACTACAGAAGAGTTACGGAAAGCCTTTTGGACTTTCTTAGAATAGATAACTGGTGAAAAGTTACCGTTTGGGAGGTTTGTGTACCCACCCGCTGATGGAAAAGCCATTGTAATATCTCCTTGTGAAATGGCAGGTCGGACTAGCCGACAGACAAAACAGAAGGTAATTATTAAGTGGCAGTGTTAATGTTATGGGTGCGCAGAAGATGTATCAGGCCATGATACAAATCTACGGGCCACACCACACTGGTAGACTAATTTATTATTTCTTCTGGATATAAACAGATACAAAGGTAGTCTGTAATAGAGGCTTTGTTCTGTAAGAGAGATTGAAGAAACAATCTCATAGCTATCTTTATTTAAAGACAGGTAAAAGGTTGTTCATATGAATAAGTATAGCACGTTTGTTATAGTTAGTAAATAGCTATTACTATAACCTGCCCCTAGTAGGGACAGCCCTAGCATATAAGTATTGCTCACTTTGTCAATAGTTAATTTGCTAGAACTGCCACTTATTTGCGCCACTAAAGGGTCAGGTTCCTATAGCACTTTGTCACATTAAGGTTTCGTATAAGAAACTTATTAACGTGCGCCGCCGGTCATGTCGTAGGTAAATGCACCTGACTTCATGGATTCAAGGATTGCTTCCTCATTAGCATCGTACTCACGATCAGACATACGAGCTACTTGGCTTTCGCTAAACTTAGCTTTTCCCGTAGCCGCCGGTGTTGCAGAGGTTGATCGACCTACTGCCTGTGCTGCCGACTTCTTTGAGGAAGTCTTACGCTTACCGGTGTCTGCCTTATACAAGTCGATTGCACGGGCTGCGGCCATGGCATCTGTGTTGTTCTTATACAGAGCATCATTGATGTACAGTGGCTGCATGGCTACCCATTCGTGGAAGGCTGGGTCTTGCCGGATCTCGTTGAAGTCAGGATGCAGCTTCATTAGCTGTTGCTCTGCTTCTTTTTTAGTGAGTTTAGTCTCCAAGTCCTTCAAATGACCTAGACGCTTCTCGCCTTCTTCAAGGGCTTCATTGGCACGTTTCCGTGCAATAGTGTCTACGATCTTCGCAACATCAGGATACTTGTTCGTCCATTGCTCAATTTCCTCATCAGTCTTGGGAAATTTGATCTGGCCCTTTGCGGCGCTATCAAGCTGTGACTTCAGCTTCTCTAGCTCTTGATCCTTCTGGGACATCAACTGTTGGGTGTGACGCCGAAGGTCTCCATACCGTTTTTTAAAGGAAGCCTCTTCAGGCTCTTTGGGTTCAGAATCTACAGCTACCTGTGCTTCCAATTCTTCAGAGTAAGAGGTATCAGCCTCTAGCTCTTCTTTACGTCTATATTTGCTCATGGTTTTCCTCTGGGGGCTTCACTCTTCGGTGAAGGTGGCCCTCTAAATCACACGATGAAGGTAACCTTGGGTTTCTTCACCATGCCGTACATGGAAGTCTTTTTGGAATAATCACTGTCTTTGTAATCATCCGTTTCGTTGACTTCCGGTTCCTCTTCGGAAACCTCCACAACTGCTTCTTCTACAACTTCACCCTCTGGGGTTGCCTCTTCCTCGTAATGATACCCTGTGCCATCACAATGATCACACCCGGTCCCATCACACTTCGGACAGACTTCACCCTCTTCTTCGGCTGCTTCTTCGTCAGCCTCTTTGATAAGCCCCATGGCATCCATTGCCATAAGACCCATCTTTGCCTCTTCTTGCAGATCCATGATGTGTTTCAGGCCATGCCATTTGACTACATCTGCAGGCAGAACGTATTCGCCTTGGGATATGTTAATATCAATATCGTCCCGTACCTCTTCAGCAGAGGAACCCATGGGGATTGGGTTACCGGACACGGGATCTACTGGACCCATCATGCCGCCGTGGTACATATTAAGCTCTTCCTCTTCAGAGGTGGCCTTCTGTACTGCATCTGCACGGGTCTTCTCGTATGAAGACAAAGACCCGTCATTGTTAAGATCCGCTTTGTTTTCGTCTAACTGAAATTTATTGTTTGCCATGTCTTCGCCTTCCGGGGTCATAATGCCTTTACGAGCTACCGCTAAACCACCAAGGGCCATGCCTTCAGCTTCTGCGTACTCTGGATAAGTAATCGTAATATTGTGTGAGAAATCTGTGTCGTACACCGGCTCTTGGCTTCCGTAGCCACGGGTAAAAGTATGCTTCCCGATGGTTATTGGGTCCGGGCCAGAAAAGTCTGTGCCACGGGCCGTAGTGGTCTTCGTGTTCTGGAAGAATGTACGCCCATCAACTGCGTCCTCACCCATCTGA